GTTGCTGTCACACCAATTAAAACGTGAGCCGTTATCGTTATTTCCTGGCCTGCTGGGATAGTAAATTTATTGTCCACTCTCTGTTGAACGCCTAGTCCCGTAACGGCTGTAGATGCTGTCACTCGAAAGCCGTACTGGTGAACAAGGCCCGTTATTCTTGCGCCTGACCAAGTACCGGTTGCGTTTGCAACAATCCACCGATCAGCTAAAAACCTTAACGATCCACCAACTGCTAACGATGTTCCCCTTTGCCACACACTAAAATCGCCGTTCAAAAATTTATTCTTCAAGCTCTGAACAATACTTGATCCACCTCCACCCCCGCCTGTCTTAGCATTCACTTCTTCAATCGCTGCCTGACAATCCGTACTTAATAAATCACTAGGCGCAGGATTGAATGAAACCGCCCCTGCTGACATGTTGTTGATCGCCGTGGTGTTGAGGTCGATATTGCTGGTGTTTAGAGAGATGGCGCTGGCGTTTGTACCAATGTCAGTCGTGTTGGTGCCAATATTGGTCGCGTTAATATCAATCAGCGCATGATTTTCTTCTAATGCACTTTGCACTTCGATAGCTGTCATGCCACTTGGTACTGGATCAAACGGCACCTCAACAGCAGTGGGCGTGCTGATAGAGCCAATGGCAGATGTGTTAGCAGCAATATTCACTGCGTTAGTGGCAATGTCAGAGGTGTTGATACCAATATTGGTGGTGTTGGTAGAAATCAGTCCTGCATTAGTGAGGATGTCGCCTGCATTGGTGGCTATATCACCTATGTTAGTGGCAATCAATCCTGCATTGGTGAGAATGTCTGCCGCGTTAACTGAAATGGCATTTGTGTTGGCGGTTATGTCGCTTGCGTTAGTGAGAATACCGGAAGCATTAGTGGCAATATCGAGGACGTTAGCATCAACATTGGCATCAATTTCATCCAATGCCAGTTGGACGTTATCCGCTGCCAAACCACTGGCGGCATTGTTATAACTCACTTCTATTGCAGTGACGGGGCCACTACCACCACTTGAAGGTGCGACCTGTACAGGCACCACGAGAGGTCCACGATAATGCAGCAGCACCGTACCATCTAAAGCAGCAGCCCATATCAGATCACCAAACACCATCTCATGCTGTTTATCAATAAAATAACCCGCTGCTTGAATAGCGGTTTGGGAATCAGTCGTGGTTTTGTAAGTCCAAAAGCCTGGAACGTCTGCCCCTCTTCCGCCAACAGGCGCGAAGTTCTCCTGTAGAAATGCCATCCTTGCTATCCTCCGATCACAATCCTGTGATCGCCTGATCCATAAAGTTGATCCTGCATACGCCTCACTTCCTTGGCATATTCTGGGTTTTGCATCTTGCGCTGACCGTGCTCATCCACGGCAAACTGCATTTCATGCAATTGTTCTACCGTTAGACCTTGCGCTTGCTGGCCACCTGTTTCTGGGGCCATTGGCGCTGAACGAGTCATTGATACCAATCTCTCAAGCGTTTGAACCGCACCGGCTGAATGAGCCAGATCACCAAATGATTCGTATTGATCGGCTGATAGATTCAATTTAGCCCAGTTATCAAGGTTCTTCAGGCGCGTATCGCCTTGTGGCCCTAATGACTTAATTTCATTCTCGCGCTGCTCCTGGAAAGCGGTTTGCTCAGCCATCCTTGACTGACCATAAAGCTCAAGCATTCGCGTGAAGCCTTCCTGGTTCATATTCGTTTCTTTGGCCATCTCCATCGCTTTAACAACAAGAGGGTCATCAGCGCCAATCTCAACGCCAGCCTTGGCTATCTCTTCATTCAGGTTTAATTCATACGTTTCTGGCGCACCTGTGAATCCACCAAACCGTTTTTCAAGCTCACCGAATGATTTTGCCTGCTCTGCCAGGTTCTTGAACTTGTCCAGCATATACTCAGGCTTCTCTCCTTCACCTTGCATCTCTTCGGTCAAATACCAAGCAGGCGCTTCAACAGGCGGTTCTTTGCCTTCCACTGCATCAGAGACAGATTTAGCATCACCCTCCAAGCTGTTGGTGACAGATTCTTCGACGGCTTGTGTAACGGCTTCGGCATCTTCGCTCATAAATTCCCTTAAAGTTTATTTTCACTGACGTTTTTACAGGCTTTGATAATGTTGCGAACAAAACGATGCTCACCTTCATTGATCGCTGCATCTATCGTGTCTAACGTGTTTTTGAATACACCCTGACTAATGATCTTCTCCTGCCACAAGGCCAACAGCCTTTTGCCATTGCGATTTTGTTTGAAGACTTGGTGGACCAGCTCTTGATACTCCCTGGCTTTTGAGAGCGCCTGATTTGACGCTGCCAATGCCTGATCGACTGACAATTCCGCCTGTGTGGGAGCGCCAAGCTGATCGAATGGGTTGTCATCTTCATGCGGCTTGGCCATTTGCACCTCCGCCACCACCACCCTGGCCTCCGCCTTCAGCTTGTGCTTCCATCTCAGCTTGCGCTAGTTGCTGTTGCTGGAACGCTTCACCGATCTGTTGACGTTCTGCTTCTGTTCTCACCAACTTCTCACTGATACCTAGCATCTCTGCCCAGGCTGCTGGCAACTCTTCCACTCTCACTGAGGCTATCAACACCTCTTGAGGCAACGCTGACACTGATTGAAACCAAACCTGGCTATTCTGAAACTCTTCAAACCCCTGGCTCTTACTGAGAGGAGAATTCTGGCGAATCGTGATAGCGCGACCATCCACTCGCTTAGGTTTGATGATGCCTAGCCCAGATAGGATGTCCACACACGCGGCTAACAGGCGATCAATCAGCTCAGTTTTTAACCGGCCTATCTGAGCGCCACTGGTCTTGAGCATCTCCTGCTGCCTGACCATGATCTCCGTTGCCGTGCGGATGGGATCATTCACCTCACCAATGGGGCTGACAAAGAGGGCTTTCTTGATACCGTCCTGAAGCTCTCTTAATACGATGTCACCAAGCTGAATGTTTCCGGATGCCTCTAGCGCCCTGATACTGGGGTTTTGCGTAGAGTTGGATGAAACGGGGAGGATTGAACCAGGCGCTATTTTTGCCGTATAGGGATTAAAAACGCCATCATCAACTGCCGTGTAGGTGCCACTGATCTGAAGGGCTGCATTGTTTAAAATAAACTCTTTAACTTTATTAGCCGTGCGAATATCACTCAGCATTTGAATAATAGGCCCACGACCAAAGACTTCCCCTGGGACCAGTCCCCAACGAAATATGATGAGGCGTTGTGTGTTGAAATTCTGAACAAACATCAGTGATTTTGATTTCTCATCGATCACTAATTGGTAGTGGAAATCATCTTCAGGATTGAACAGGTAGCCAATCAGGATATTTATTTCTTTTGTGGGATTGGTTTCAATCTGCTTCTTCATATCAGAAGACAGTTGCGCCTGTGGCCAGATACGCTTGATGTGCATCGGTGCTATTTTGAATTGCCGCCATGCGCTCTCTATTGCGCCTCTAGGAGGTTTTTCAGGATAGAGTTCAGCCAGGGGGATGTTAGTGAATTTAAAGGCTGAGCCAGTGGCCGCTTGCTTAAAATCGCTTTCTTCTACCAATAACGCACCCGTGCCGATTCCCAAATCAATGAAGCTGGGGGTTATTTCAGTGGAGAAATTGGAGTGGTTGATATGGGCTGCAACAACTTTTGAATCTTGTTCTAGCTCAACTTTGAGTGGCTCTTTTTTTTCGTCTGGCAGCTCTTCGCCTGGGGCAAGCTCAAACCATTGCTGCCAGGCTGGAACCAGCGAGCCTTCGATGCGGCTGGAAAACTGCTGAAGACCTTGGGTTGCCGTGGAGTCATAGATATGCCTGTTTTTTCGTGAGCCAGGTGAGTGAACGCGGAATGTTTCACGCTGGGGCGCTGAGAAATCATAGGCTTCCTGGTGCAATGAGCGCCATTGTTCCCAGCTCTTCTTTGCCTCCGTGAAACGCTTCATCAGATCGGACATGCTGCCCAATCCTTTCGGTATGGAGAATGCCATGATTAGCCTCCCAATGTTTCCGCTAAACCGGTTTGCTGCGGTTGAGAGATGCCGGTCTGAGAAGTGCGGATTAAGCCGCCCTGCCCCCTCGCTCGTTGCTCTGCTAACAGTTTTTTACGAGCGATCTCATCTTCTTTCTCTGCAACCACCGCTTTCTCTTTCACTTGTTGCTGCGCCAGTAGCCTGCGTTGTTGCCGTTGCTCACGTCTTGCTGCGCTTTTTCCCGATGACATGCTCATTCCTCGTTAGATATTTATAGAGTTGCCAGGGAGTCCAGAGAAAAAATCGTTTAACCCCCAACACGGCCTTGACCGACTCAACACATGAATAAAAACATAATCCATATTGCACGTTGTCGTTCAGTATAGATCGTACTGGCAAAATAACTGCATCAGGACCGCCAATACTTCTTGGAGTAGGATGAATTTTCGTAGATTTTAGATAAATATCGAGGAAATTGAACCTGGAAGTGATAATTATCCAATGATTGTCGCAATGAGAGCGCCTAATCGCATAAACATGTCGAAAACCTGGCTTTAAATAGCGAAATAACCAGTGTGGACGGTAATAATCGTGGTCAAATATGATGTAATAGTCCACATAGGCATCATTGGGGGGTTGGCTCATTAGTCAAAAACGCTGAAATTTGATTTTATTTGGACGGGTTCTTTGAAGCTTCCACCCTCTCGTTTGAGTGCTTCCCTGCCCTCCCCAACACCGGTTAAAAAATATTCAAGTGCTTCAACACAATGGCTGTACATGTTTTTATCAGGCTCATCATGGTAGCGTTCAGTGCCTCTTGCCTGCACTCGCTTATAACAGAAAGCACCGGCCAAGCCTTTTCGGATTGTTTTACATTTAGGACTGATCATGAAGCCAGGTTTGCCATCCATTAAGATGCGTTGTAAGGGTTTGGTGAGGGAGGCTCTTCGGATCACGGGTTTGTTGGTGAACGTGGGGATGATATGGAATCCTGAGTTGCCCATCACCTGAAAAGGCGTTTCATCCGTGGCTTGGCCTCTGCCACCCCCCGCAGGATCGCCAAAAGCCTGCCCTAGCGTGAACTGAGAATAATGGTTGCCGATGTATTGCTTAAGGGCTGGGGCGAATGTAGCGGCTGACATATCATCTGATACGAATTCATCAAAACAGTTGTAGCGTCCTTTCACGTCAATTTGTACAAAAGCACATGCAGGCGTTCTACCGAAATCGAAGCCTAATCCAATAGGGATTTTAGGATCAGGCACATAGAATTCTGTCATACAATGCACTGAATCCAAATACTCAGGATGAACAGGCTTTCCATCCTTAACATAGCCATATTCGTTACATAGGTTAACCAGAATCCAATCACGCTGTTTACCCTCTTGTCCCTGGATATAATAATCATCAGGGAGGTTATGAAGATTTTCAGCCAGTGGATTGAGAACGAAGGTTTCCCCTTTAGGAATTAAACCACCAGGCTGTCTATGGAAACGCCAATTCTTAGGCTTAACATTCTCCGCTAATTCATAGTACCAATGATCATCATCAGGGGCGTTGCAATCACCAATCATCCCATGCCAGGATGGATGAACCCCACCCACTGCTTTACTTGGGAATCTGCCATGCCTAAGATCAGCCATATCGATAACGGGCTTTTCAAGTTCTTTGACTTCATTAAGC